AAAAATTTTATTCTCTTTTTTCAGCATATTGCTTCCTTTTTATTTGCATATCTCACTAAAAATCACTAACTTTACAATGATATAAATTGGGATATATCATACATTCCTATCCGAGTAGAAATGCCTGTAAGGGACCGCAGGCCGCCAGGCCGGACAACGCCGGATCTCACTCCTGTCATCAGAAAACTCCAGCAATGCGTCATTAATGCTCTTGTGGAACAGCTCCTCTATGATACACATTTCGGCCACATCCATGAATAGTTCCAAAGAGCGGGCTGTGCAGTGCTCGGATACAATGATGGATCCTCCCTCGGGAATCCGGAGCAATAACTCCGTCACCCGGTCATAAAACCTTTTGAAACGGCCCGGATCACGCCCGGCCAGAGGCATTACCTTTTCCAATATTTCCTGATAACTTCGTGCCATGTCAGTAGTCCAGTCTCAAATTTCCCGGAAGATCAGGATCCAAGGGATCTTCTCCCGGTTGTATGATCTCCTTGCCGGTACCGACCGTGAAATACTCCACTCCGCCGGACTTGTCATCCACGACAGGACGTCCGTCCTTATCGACCTGATAGGGGAGTCCGGTCTTGCTGTCATATTTCTGGGGGTTAAACACAAAACCTTTCCATTTGCAATACATGACGAATTTTTTCTTGAATGAGGCAGGGGTATTATATTTCCGCTGGGCCGGATCATACAAGCACAAGGCGTCGAACAGCTCCTTCTTCACCAGGCGGCAACCGATATGCTCCGGTGCAGAGAAATACTCGTCAGCCCAGGAAATGAAGGTTTCCCCGATCTCCTGCCGCAGTTTGCGCTCCTCAAGCCGTTCTCCAGGAGCTTGGACCACACCGAACGTCAGATACAGTTGGATACAGTTGGCCAGCAGGTTCCAGCACAGGTTCCACTGGTCAAAATCCCACTCGGTAAAGAACAACGCTCCGAAATCGTCAACCGGTTTGTGGCTTTCATTATAAAAATCGGAAAAGGCCAACAGCCACTGGCGATCCGTGAAAGAGGAGCCGGTTCCGCGGATGGCATGGTTCGTGGCAATATAGATTTTGGGAGACTGCGAGAACGACAGCGTGATACGCCGCCCTCCCTTATAGTTAACACTCCAATCCCCGGTAATGTTCGGAAACAGAAACTCGAAGTTGAAGTTCTGAAGCACATCATCAATAAACACCAGCTTGGTTTTCTCCATCACGTCATTCCATACAAACTGGTCTTTGAAGATGTCGGAGTTCTTTCCAGGAATATAGGCTATAGGCATGACGTTCCTCATGAGTTCCCCTATAAGGGACTTTCCGGAACGCCCGTTTGACTCGCCGACCTCCGACTGCTTTCCATCCATACCGATCACCGCACGCGCCACATTGGAATCCTTCGCTTCCATCAGCATGTACCCGATGGCGCACAGTTTGGAAAGCAGATGGATGTGGTTCTCGTTCTCCTCCTCGGGAGTCACCTCACCGCTTTTCTTCCTCCATGTGAAATTGCTGGCATTGATCAGGAATTGCAGATAATGGCAGCGGTGTCCGTCTTCGGTCAGCTCATAGGAATACGTATCAGCGTCCTTCCTGAAGGTGACAAGCTGTTTTCCCAGATATTTGGCCGGATAGTCACGTCTCTGCTCCTCCCAGATATGATGTGAGATATTTTCATAGCCCATTTCCTTTACGCTGTCACGGGTGACCAGCCAGCACGATTTATCGAAATAGAAATACTGGCCGTCCCGGGAAGGCTTAATGAAATCGGGCTGTATGTACTCCAGCAGTGATAGCTTGTCCGGTCCCACATACTGCGACACCCCCTTGATCAGCATCTCGTTCACTCCCACGCAGCAATTATGCTTGGCGAACTGGAACAGGTAGTCCCGGACGTCGCTCGCCTCCAAGGACCTAACCAAAGGAGGTTCCAGATGGATGAACAAGAAACTCTTGTCCTGTCTTCTCAGGCGCCCAAAACCACGGTTCTGTAAAAAGTTCTGGGAATTCACGTAACAAAACTCATAATCCGATCTTTCGTTATCTTTCCCCTCATTCCTCTTGACCACACGCCAGAACTGCTCGTCCGCGTCAAAGGGCTGAGCCGATACGACCTTGCCATCCTCATCGAATTTCCAGCGATAACGGTTGAAAAGGAATTCCGGAAGATTCTTCAGCAGATCCTTGTGGCGCTCAGCAAACGCCTCATGGGAGTGAAGACACCAAAGCTCCATCAGCCTGTGGTCAGTGAAACCGGTAATTTTAAACATCTCTACATACTGGCCGGAACCCTTCTTATCATTACAGGCATAATCAAAATCCGCGGCCAGCTCGTCCTCTTTTCCCAAAAGAGTATTGGCCAGCAGGTCATCAAGCCCCTTGTCCCCTGCATCATTTTTGCGGATATGCCCTACAAATATCTCCAGATAGATGTCACGGTTCTTCAGACTACGCATATACTCCTTGAAATTCCTAGCAGCGGAATAAAAGTTCCTGGGACGTTTCTCAACCGGATCGTTTATCTTGATATTACTTGAGATATCATCCCAGTCCGAATCAAAAACAAATGCCACCTCCCTGACCTGGCAACCGGTGACAATCCTGACAAAATCCTCCGGTAGCGAGCCATTATTTCCCAGATTCTGTATCCCTGACACGGCAATGGACGGGATGCCATGCTTGCACGCCTTCTCCGCTTTCTTCTCGCCCTCCTGGATATACAGGCGGTCTATCCTCGTACCGCTCTTGAAGGCGGTGCGTATCTTTTCCGGAATATATATAGGAGTACCGGACCCCCGCGGCGATTTGTATTTGAAAGGCTTCCCATCCTTGTCCAAATGCATTTCCGGGAACTGCCAACGAATGCGATAGTATTCCTTCATCTCCCCGGCCGCCCTGCGCTTGTTATCCTTCTGGACATAACGGACAGGAAGACCGTCCAGATCATAATATTCTATGATGACATCATCCCCCTTGGCCGTCAGCATTCCCCGCTCATCAATCGTTCCCGGTTTGAAAGTACGGCACTGGAACACGGATTTCGTATCATCGGTCTTGTACACACTGGCGGTCACATCCTCGAAAGTCAGTCCCGAGGCGGCCAGCATTCGGGCGCAATAAGAACCCGTATCCAGCCCTTTGGCAGCCTTGCTTCCCTTCTTCATCTTCTGGACCGGTTTCCCAGCCGGTTTGTCCGGATGGGGGTCCAGCAGCACACAGAACTTCTTGGCAAGGTATTCCAACGCATCTGTATAACCGTATCCTTCGATATTCATCAGATACGACACGGCACCCTCTCCGCCAATCTGGCAGGAGAAGCACTTGAACAGATTCTTGCCGGGGCTGACCGTGAATTTCTTCGCGCTTCTGCACTTGGGGCATTCGCAAACATAATCCTTGCCGGATTTTCTCAGTTCCCGGAAATCCTGCACAACGTCAAGCAACCTGCCGTCCGACGCTGATTTTATCCTTGATATTTCGTTTTCATTAAAATACATAACAAATAATTATATAAATAAGCCGCAACTTCATAAGACAACACAAAATTACCGGATTGCAGCAACCCGGAATGGACCGGAAATGATGATGTTCCCGGAACACTTTGCACCTTTCAATTCATTGACATCTTGTCCCGATTCACTGTTTTAGTCCTTTCGTACTCCAGCAGAGCGGACGTCACCGCCTTCCGAAAGTTCTCATTCACAGCTATTGCACCATAAAGCAGCCTATGTAGTCTTGCCCCCTTACAACTGGAAACATGTCCGGCAAATATCTCATAACCCTCCCCAGTATCCTCTTCTGACATTATTGTACAGGAAACATGTAAACCGGTCTCCTTACTTTGTTCCAGTATAAAGGAGAGAAAAGCCTTTATTTCAGTTTGTTTATTCTTGGAATTCATAATCTTATATTTACTCATAATTTTCTTATTTTAAAATTTCATCAATAGATGATAAAACACTCTCCAGTCTTTCCAACTGCTCAGAGTATTTCATAAGAAGATTTTCTTCTCTTTCCGTAGCCTCCCCTCCATTGTGAATATCATTATACTTTTCGTATTTTGATTTTACACTCTTATATGCTTTCTGAAAGAACGGAAGCAATATCTTACATTCCTCTTTGGTCATACAGACCGTTATCTCGTATGGAGATGAATACGATTTTCTTGTGCTATCTATGTAACTCATATCTGTTCCGTTTTGAGGGTTATTTTATCACATCTGTTAATCGGTGTTTTTACTTCTTTCCCATACCACGAACACCAATAATATGGCTGAAATAAATTGGGTGAATGCGTGCAATATTTACATCTTTCACACAGGTGGATTCCATTCATTTTTAAATTTTTTGAGTATTAATTTTTTTCAATGAAAGTATTGGTTGTATTCAACACTCCGGCTGAATCTTGACTTTTGCCATCTCTTATGAAGATTCCTTCTTCTTTCAGCCTTTCATAATCGATTTTATTCATAAGAATAACACTCGCATTGCCATCTATATACAGTTTGCATTGCATGAATTGAGTTCCTTTTACTTCCTCAATTACGTCTATTTGCATTGTTCTTTTTTTACTCATATCTATATCGTTTTGAATTATTTTTTTATAACTACCGCCATTGTACTAATAGATGTGCCACTCTCTTTAAACTCCCCCGCGCTGATTTCAAACACTTCTCCATGTACTTCTTTCAGCCAGTTTCGGAAATCAATACATTTCTTTTCCGAAGCGAATTTCCAGTGTTGGCTAGTTATTGCCGCAAGGGTTCCACCTTGCTCCAAACGTTCATACATAAGCTTTACATGAGCTATATCCTGATTACCGGAAAATGGAGGATTGGCAATAATCTTAGTGTAATGCCCTACACTGTCTTTCGTAAAATCTTCATCAAGCAGTATCACATTTTCCAACGAATGCAAAAACTCTCTGTTTTCCGGCATCAGTTCATAGCATTCCACTGTTACAGAAGGACAAGCTCGATGAATGGCTTTAATGAGAGCACCGCGGCCGGCACTCGGTTCCAGTACCGTATCATTTTCATGTATTCCGCCGGCAAGCATAACCAGCCAGTCCGCCACCTCAGCCGGCGTTTCAAAAAACTGGTATTCCTGCTGAAGATTACAGCGCTTCCCTTCTTTAAGAATTGAGAACACCCTCTCCGGATTGAACGGGAATGTAAACCCTTGAGCCTTTCCACCCTGCCAAGATCCGCCGGCTTCTTCAATCCATTTCTTAGCCTCGGCATACGATTTCTTACAAAACTGCACATTGGGAAGTTTCAACAAACCGTTCTCCAAGGTACAATGCCGCAGTATCTCTTCAACGCTCCAGTTCTTCCCACTGTCAGCTGTACCTTTCTTGCTTTCTTTATTCTCCTCAATGCCTAACAGCCTGTGCAATGATTTTTGTACACCGATAGCAATGGAGGCATTGACTGACATCCACTCCAGTATGGCTGTCAGAAACTCGGTGTCTACATGTCCAGTCTCGTCATAAATGGTTTCCTTGTCAATCAGGGTCGGAAGCTGCTTAAATGGTTCAAGGCTACCATGTAACGTTTCGATTAAAATCTCTTTTTTGCTCGTCATAACTCTTTTGTAAATAAATTCTTGTTGTGTCTACACTCCCATGACCTAAAAGGTCAGCCAGTTGAATAACATCTTTGTTTTTTTTCAGGAACATTTTAGCGAAAAAATGACGAAAGGCGTGTGCGTGCATCTTCCTTGAATCAATACCGCAATGTTTTCCCCATGCTTTCAAGTGCTGGGAAAAGCCCCGCTGTGTGATCGGACCGAATCTCCCTACCGCAAAAATCCCGGTTTTACCATGTTCCTTAGCATAAGCCTTCGCTTCTTGCTGTAGCTGTTTTTGAAAGAAAAATCGACGGTACTTGTTACCCTTCCCTCTTAGTGTTACCTCCCCGGATATAATGTCTTCCCACGTGAACTGCTGGAATTCTGACAGACGGGCACCCGTTGTACCCAATACTTTGATAAAAAAGTAGTAATCCTTGTTGGATTTCGTTTTCAGAAAATCCAGTAGGCGGTTGTACTCCTCTTCTGTCGGGACATTGTTTACATCGAGCTTGCGCTTCGTCTTAGGTCGCTTAAGCTCTATCGGTTTTTTAAGCCATTTAGAAAATTTTTCCAAAGCGGTGATACGTAGACGGATAGTCTGTGGGGATAATGATTTTTCTTCTAAAGTCCGTATAAACCGCTTGCAGTTTTCCATATTGATCTCATTCACATATTCAAAGTATTGCTTCAAGGATGTATAATAAATATCCACTGTATGTGGCGAATAATCATTGTTATCAGTCAACCATATTATGAAATCATGGAGTAGTTTCTTATTTTTCTCTGAAATGACGTCAAGCTTTTCCAAAGGTTTCACCGTCTTTTCCCTTTTTCCATATCCGATGTTGAGAAAGGATAATAGATCGCATATAGCTGAACACATTAATGAATGACGCACCATGACATCAGCATTTTCACGTTTGTAATTCAAATAACCACGGCGGTTCACTTCTTTGGCCATCTCTAAAAAATCCGTGACATGCTTGATATATTTCCCGATAGTATCATAAGTCCTTCCTGTCGTGTATATGTAAGAAATATAATCAGTTAATATCTTCTGTCTGTCACTATTCATGGTTATTTATTTCTTTTTTTTTGATTTAATCTTGATTGGATTGTTTTTGGTACCAGTACCCAACCATTTTAATTGGATGCCATGTATCCGGAGCCAATATTTAAATTCGGACGTGGTTGTCTGTTTCATATCTGTTCCGTTTCGAATCAAACTAGACCAGCCCACTCATTAATCGTAGCATTCAAAGCCCCCATAACAAGCATCTTGTCACTTTCGTCATACTCCATAAGCACCTCCACTGTCCGGTCACCATTACAATCATTGTATTCCCTTCCTGTTTGAATATTGACAGGAAGACCGTTCTCGTGGACTGCTTCAAGCCATGCCTCAAGCAATCCTTTATTCATTTCTATTTTAGCACTTTTCATAATTTCTTACTTTAGCAATAACAGACGATCCATTCTTCTTTATACCAATCTCGTCCAACACCAATACATCAGGATATTTTGTCACCCATTCCGGAAAATAATTTGTTGTCAGAACAACAGTAAAATCACCTTGAAAATAATCCCCTCTGACCAACGCCTCGTAATACTGTAACTGCCATTCCGGGATGTCATCAAACACCATTACATCAACATTTGTATCAATATGTTCCAAGAAACTTTTAAGACTTGATGATCTGACATCATAAAAAACACTACGCTTGTTTTTGCACATTTGAAGTGCCAACTGAGTTTTTCCACACCGAGGAGCTCCTACTAATAGTATTACTTTCATATCATTCACAATTTAAGTTTATCACATTTATTAATTTCTACTACAAGTTATTCACGCTCAAATATTTTCACTCTAGCCACTTCTTCTATCTTATCCTTCGCTAGTTCAGGTATTCGTACCCAACCACTCCGCCAATTATTAAACGTATAAATCGGCACCTTGCATTCATCAGCGAGCCTTTTAGCCATCTCAGATGATTCACATACTGGTAAACTGCGCAAATAGGTTCGTAATGCCATGCCATCAATTGTTTTTTTCTTCTTTTTTTCTTCCATATTTAATTAAATATTGAATATTGTTTTGTAGATTTATAATGCAAATATAAATTTAAGGAAATTAATTTCCAAATGCTTTAATAATTAATTTCCTATCATTTTAATTATAAATATGAAACACTTTGGAAATCAATTAGATGAATTATTTAGAAAAAAAAGAATTATTCAAAAGGATTTTGCTGATAGAATGGGGGTAACTGCGGTTACTATAACTAAATGGAAATCCCAAGAAAGTATTGATGCCGCTAAATTGGAGGCAATATCTAAAATATTAAATATACCCATTTCATATTGGTTTGATGATGAAAATTGTCAGCTCAACCAATCAGTCGTTGGCGATGGGAGTGCAGCCTCTATATATGGTAATGCTACCGCTGGAGTTATAGCAGACAAAGATAAAGAAATAGAGCATCTGAAACAGTTACTCAAAGAAAAAGAGAGGCTAATTCAAGTATTAATGAATAAATAATATTGTAGTTATGATAGAATTAAAGGCTAGACCTTTTTACGCCTAAATACTGGGACGTAATCGGGACAGAAGTATGAAAAAAGAGAGATTATCCATATTATTAATCAGCCTATTAGGGGAAGCAAAATGTGTCAATAGCTCGCCTCATTCCGACACTGTAAAGGATAAGTCGCTAATAATTAGCGGCTTTCTGTTTTTTTAGAGATAAAGCCAGAACAAATACGGGCACCCTATTTTATGGGTCAAATTCTATTCTCGGATTATGATGCTAACATCCTACCAGCCGAATATTTTTTGTGAAAGTATATAGGGAGGTAAGAGTTTTTCGTTATCTTTGCTCCCTACATGATAAAACTGATTTTATTTTCCTGTTAACCATTAGGATCATAAGATATACCTTCTTGATGATTTCTTTAA